CGTGAGAAGCCAAAAGAAATTGTAACTAAAGTCTCCAACCAAAAGTATCGTGATGGGTGGGACAGAATCTTTGGAGATAAGAATGGAACTGGCAATACTAAAAAGCCTGTTAAATAAATCTTTCTATGATGAGTATCGAGGGGCACGATGCCCCGCCAAGATATTCAACAGGGAAAATAGTAAGATAAAAACAATGATAGATGAGGCCATGCGCAAGTACGGGCGGGATTTATCAGTTGATGAAATTGAGGGATTATTCTTTTCGTCTGATCCGTCCATGACTACAGCACAGAAGCATGGGTATCACGGGATCTTTGAGAAGTTGCGTAGGGAGCAACCGATTGGACATGACGTAGCGCAAGATATCCTTTCAAGTTTGTTCAGGCAGTATCTTGGTGAAGAGATAGCGAACATGGGATTTGATTTCGTCAACGGTACCAAGACATCTCTTGATCCGCTACGCTGTATGTTAGAAAGCTACCGTGATGATTTCATTCCAGATGTTAGTGTTCAGTGGGATGACCTTGAAATTGAAACTCTTCTAGATAAAAATGATCTTGAGGCGAGATGGCATTTCAATGTGCCCACTCTCGCTACTCGTGTCGAGGGTGTGAATGATGGGCATCTGATCATTGGGGGAGCCAGACCGAATACAGGTAAGACATCTTTCCATGCATCTCTTGTCGCTGGACCTCAGGGTTTTGCTGAGCAAGGAGCTAAGTGCATCATTCTTTGTAACGAAGAAGCGACGCATCGTGTGGGTGCACGATACCTGACAGCGGCTAGCGGTATGACCATGAGGGAGATACGAGACAACCCCAAGCAGGCACAGCAGAGATGGAACCGGCTCAAAGAAAACATCAGGATTAAAGATGCAACCGGCCATGACTTACACTGGGTAGAATCTGTATGTAAAACATTCTCTCCTGACATTGTTGTACTAGACATGGGGGATAAGTTTGCACACGCAGGTAGCTTTACATCCCAGCACGAAGCACTAAAGGCTTGTGCTATACACGCAAGGCAGATTGCCAAAGAGTATAAGTGCGCAATCTTTTACATGTCACAACTTAGTGCGGATGCTGAAGGAAGGATACAACTCAATCAATCCATGATGGAGGGTAGTAAAACAGGGAAAGCATCCGAAGCTGATCTTATGATACTGATCAGCAAAAATCCTCCACAGGATGGGCAGGATGAGGAAGACTACGAACGGCATATCAACATTGTAAAAAATAAATTAACAGGATGGCACGGTTACATTACCTGTAATCTTAACTATCATATAGGAAGGTATGAAGTATGAGTGCAGTACGTAAAAAGTTTGATCGGAAGTTGTATGAAGAGTATGATCAACTCGCACGTGATAAGACAACTAAGGTTCTAAAGTCTCAGGGCTACACAGTGACTGAACATCCAGATAGGTATGCACAAGATTTAATTGCGGAGCAGGGGCAGGATCACTTCTTCGTTGAGTGTGAAGTCAAGCTAGTCTGGGAGACAGAAGAGTTTCCGTACGATACAGTTCAGCTACCAGAAAGAAAGAAAAAGTTTTTTAATTACCCAACTCAGTTCTTTATCTGGAATAAACCACTTGAACATGCCATGACTTTTTGGAGCCATGATGTTGCTACCCTTGAGCCTGTTGAAGTGCCGAACAAATATGTGTACGCAGGTGAATACTTTTATCAGATACCAATGTTTATGGTGAAGAAGGTGTCATCATGATTACAGTTCTTGATGTTGAGAACACAGTCACAAAGCGTGACGGCAAGCTTCACTTAGATCCGTACGAGCCTCAGAATTCACTCGTGATGATAGGCATACTGACGGAGAACGAAGAGCCTAAGCATTACACCTTTGACCACAAAGAGTACGATTGTAAGTACGAATATCGTAAGCGTGACTGCGATGAGATCCAAGCAATATTAGATAAAACAACTTTGCTAATTGGGCATAACATCAATCACGATCTTCTTTGGATCTGGGAAACTGGATTTAAATATGAAGGTGCTGTCTGGGATACGATGCTTGCTGAGTATATACTACAACGTGCACAGAAAGAACCACTGTCCCTTGGTGCCGTCTCTGAACGCAGACAACTTATGTCCAGTAAAATGGACACATTAAAAGAGTACATGAAGAACGGCTATCAAGTTAATGAAATACCGTATGAAGAACTAAAGACTTATCTTTACGCTGACTTAAAAACTACACTCGATTTATACTACGAACAGTCGTTGGACTATCGTGATGATGCAAACAGGGGGCTTATGCCAATCGTGGATCTGACCATGGAGACATGCACTTTGCTTGCACGTATCTATCGTAATGGATTTACAGTAGATAAGGATGCGCTAGAGGATGTTCGCAGGGAATTTGAGCAGGAGAAATTATCACTTATTCATGATTTAAATCAATCAATAGTATCACTTATGGGTGATACTCCGATTAATCTCAACTCCCCTGAACAATTATCTTGGGTCATCTATTCACGTAAGCCCCGTGATAAAACGCAGTGGGCGAATGACGCTGATCCGTACATGAGTAACAGCGATTACAAACGGTTCATAAAAGAATCGAGTGTGTTGGTTCGTCGCACCAAAGCAATCAAGTGTTCTGATTGCAAAGGCAACGGAACATATTATAAAATAAAGAAAGACGGTAGTCCGTTTAAGAAACCCACCCGCTGTCCTACATGTGGCGGCAATGGATATGTACTTAAAGACTTGGATAAATTGGCAGGTCTAAAGTTCACGCCACCAACTGCTAAGTGGCATAGTGCTAATGGGTTCAGCACATCGAAAGGAAACTTGGAGTTTCTAGAACGTGTCGCACACTCAAAGGGGATGCAAGAAGCCGCAGACTTTCTATTTAAAATTCGTAGACTGTCTGCACTGGATAGCTATCTTTCTAGCTTCGTCGATGGCATTCATAATTTTCTCAAGAATGATGGTAAGCTTCATGTACGACTAACCCAGCACATGACATCCACTGGCAGGTTTTCAGGGCGTGACCCTAACATGCAGAACATGCCACGTGGTGGTACGTTTCCTGTAAAACGGGTATTCAAGTCCCGATTTGCAGGAGGTAAGATCATGGAGGCTGACTTCGCTCAGCTAGAGTTTAGGGTGGCGGCGTATCTGTCACAGGATGAAGTAGCAATCAAGGAAGTAATGGAGGGTTTTGATGTCCATTCGTACACCGCTCAAGTCATTTCGGAAGCGGGTCAGGCAACTACAAGGCAGGAGGCGAAGGCACATACATTCGCTCCACTCTACGGAGCAACAGGCTACGGAAGAACACCCGCAGAAGCAAGATACTACGAACACTTCACAGAGAAGTACAAAGGAATCGCAAGATGGCACAGAGAATTAGCCAAGGAAGTTCTTACTTACAAAAAGATTACTACGCCCAGCGGCAGACAGTTCGCTTTTCCTAACGTGAAGCGTAGAACTAACGGTACAATCACTGACTTTACGGCAGTTAAGAACTACCCGGTTCAATCGTTTGCGACAGCAGATATTGTACCTACTGTACTGTTAGAAATTGAGAAGCGTATGGCAGGTCTTCGTTCTAAGATCGTGAACAGCGTACATGATTCAATCGTTATTGATATCCACCCGGACGAGGAGTCTACAGTAATAAACGTAATTGGGTCAGTTAATGTTGACCTAAAAAATATCATTGATAAAAAATTTAATATAGATTTTAATGTACCACTTGCATTAGAAGCTAAGCTTGGTTTAAACTGGCTAGACCAAAAGGAGGTCTAAAATGACAACGCAAATAGCAACACTTAACAGTGGAAACTTTGCTGAAATGGCTAAGGCCATGGGCATGTCTGCTGACATGGGCAAGGAGACTAAGACTAAGTCTTCAACTCTGCCTCGCCTACGTATCTGGAACCAACCTGTCATGGGAGAGGTTGAAGTCAAGGGTAAGATGAAGAACATGGAAGTCGTACCGGCTGGCATGTATCGTCTTCAGTTGCCTGATGATACATACATTTATGCGGAGCAGGCAAACATCCGTGTGTTTGTACAGCGTTTTATGTACAAGCGTTACGACTCAGAGAACGGTCAGTATGTCAAAACTCTGATGGCGGATGATCTCAACGGAGATCTTAAAGATAACACAGGCGGTCTTAACTGTGGTAAGCCTGCCGGTTACATCCAAGACTTTCAGGCGTTACCCGATGACATGAAAGCATTGATCAAGCAGATCAAGCGTGTTCGTGTACTGCTTGGTGAAGTCGAACTTGTCAACGCTGTTGACTCAGAAGGTAACGAATTGGATGCAGGTACACATCCTTTTATATGGGAAGTCGAGAACAAGGATGCGTTCAAGACCATGGGCCAGCCATTCACTATGATGGCTAAGCAACGTAGGCTACCAGTACAGCACATGATTACGTGCGGCTCTGAGGAGCGCAAGCTACCTACCGGTGCGTCTTTCTTCTTGCCAACTGCTACGGTTGACTTTGCTAATTCAATCGACTTGAGTGATGCTGATCAGCAGAAGTTTGCTGATTACATTGAGTGGATCAACAACTACAACGAGTACATTGTCAATGCATGGAATGAAAAACGTGCAGAGAAAGTGTCCGCAGAGGATGCGGCGTTAGTTGAGGACTTCATCGATATCGAAGTCGAAGGTGATGACTAATGAATGTCAATCACCCGGCAGAGGTAAAGATACATCGGTATCTTGAGGATGTCAGGAAGGCGAAGCGTGGCATGTCAGATGCCACCATCGCTCGCATCGTCAAGGATGTAAAGGAAGCTATCGAGAAGCAGTTCAACCAGAGTGAACGTAAGTTTACATTTCGCATGTCTAACATTGGAAGACCTGCCTGTCAGCTTTGGTTTGATAAGAATGATCCTTCTGCTGGGGTTGAACCTCCCGCTAACTTCCTGATGAACATGATGATTGGTGACATCGTGGAAGCTGTCTTCAAAGGAGTGTTGACAGAAGCGGGTGTGGACTTCAGTGACGGACACAAGTCTACCTTACACGTGGGCAGGCACAAAGTTGATGGCACTCATGACTTAATCATGGACAAGCGTGTTGATGATATCAAGTCTGCATCGCCTTGGTCGTACAAGAACAAGTTCAAAGACTACCAAACCTTGAGGGATCATGATTCGTTTGGGTACATTGGACAGCTTGCAGGATATGCCAGAGCACTAGGTGTTGAACCCGGAGGATGGTGGGTAGTCAACAAAGCAAATGGAGAATTCAAGTATGTGTCTGCTTGGGACATGGCGGTTGAGCATGAAGAAATTCTCGATGGCATTAAAGATAAATTAGACAGGTTAGCAGGCAATCAGTTTAAGCGTTGCTTTGATCCTGTCGAAGAAACATTCCGTAAGAAACCAACAGGCAATACAGTTTTATCTGAAGAGTGTGGTTGGTGTAAATACAGATACAAGTGTTGGCCCTCTTTACAAGAGCTACCCTCTCTTGCATCACAGGCGAAGGAGCCGCCTATCGTTGCATACATAGAGATAGCCGATGAGTATAAGAAGAAACAAGACACGGATTAATGCACTCAAGCATGGGTATCGTTCCGGACTAGAACATGTAGTTCTGAATTCACTTACAACTAGAAAGTGTAATGCCAAGTATGAGTGTTTTAAAATAGAGTGGGAAGATCTGGCGTATCGGAAGTATACACCAGACTTCTTACTGCCCAACGGTATAATTGTAGAAACGAAAGGCAGGTTCACACCCGCTGATCGAATGAAACATTTAAGTATTAAAAAGCAACATCCTAGTTTGGATATACGTTTTGTGTTTAGTAACTCCAACGCTAAATTAAGAAAGGGAGCTAAGTCTACATACGCAGACTGGTGTCAAAAGCACGGGTTCTTGTACGCAGATAAAGATGTCCCTGACGACTGGTTAAAAGAGAAAAAGAAAACACTTGCTATTTCTGACAAAGCTGTTATACCTGTACCCTTCAAAAAAATATCGAGGTAGATAATGGAAGACATTGAACCTAACACATCATCGTTTGCAGTAGTGCTGACACCAGAGTTTGAGAATGGAACATGGAATGGTGCAGTCTCTGCACACATTGAAGAAGATGTACTTGATGATTTAGATGTTGAGGAATTAACTAAGATACGAAGTGTTGTGGGTATGATGGCATCTACCCTAACTTTAATGGAAGCAGATCCAGACTTTATGGAATACATCAGAGAACACTTCATTAAAAATTATCAGGAACTTATCGAAGAGTTTGTAGATGACATGCAAGAAAGAGAGCCGAATTTTGTACGCAACAAAGAAGGCAATGTCATTACTTTAAATTTTAATACGAAGACACACGGGAACGCATAATGAGTTTCAAAGATATTCGTGAGAGTTTGTCACCAGAAGTTAATGCAGTCATTGAAGACATGATTGAAGATGAAATGTACGACGAGATCAATAAACCTGAGCACTACAATACTGGAGAAATCGAGACAATTGATTACATCATCGATGTACTTGGCCCTTATAACGCTATTCATTATTGTCATGGTAATTTTCTCAAGTATACTGGTACTCGTTTTTGGAATAAGGGTGACCCTCTTGCTAATGCAAGAAAAGCTTTATGGTATCTTAGAAAAGCTGAAGAGCTAATGAAAAAAACTGAGGGAGTTAATTGGTAATGTCACGGGTCATAGACGTACAGGTGGAATTAGATTTTGAGATCGACACGGAAGAGTTATCCCCAGAGTATAGAACAGCAGACGGAGTATCCGAAACAGTTGAAGAAGTACTCGATGCGTGTGTGTATGACATTCCGGGTGCGACTCTCAAGCGAGTCTCAATTGACATTGAAGGACTTGATTAATGGCGGACGTAGTTGATTACTTGGGAATCAAGATAGATCTACATAGGGATCAAGAACTAACTGAGCAAGCGATGTCTTTGCTCAAAGATTATTACATGACAGACAGCGAGTTGTACGCACAACAGGCATTCGCACGTGCCGCTGTCGCATATTGCGAGGGTGACTATGCTTTTGCT